GAAAGAGCGTGCTGTGCTTACAGGCAGCTATCACATGGGCATGCGGCCGTGACCTTTTCGGAATAACACCACACGGCAAGCCGTTGAAGTCGCTGATCGTGCAGGCTGAGAACGATGAAGGCGACGTTGCGGAGGCGTTGCAGGGCATTTTGAAGGCATTGAACCTTACCCAAGACGAGCTTCAGCAAGTTAAGCAAAACATCGTGATCGTGCGTGACTGCACGTCGACAGGGGAGCGGTTCGTCGATCGGATGCGTCGCCTTGTCGAAAAACACAAGCCGCATCTGGCGTGGGTTGATCCGCTGCTGGCGTTTATCGGTGGCGACTTATCCAGCCAAGAAACTGCCGGTGGCTTTTTGCGGAACATGCTCAACCCGCTGGCGTTATCGGCTGGGTTTGCTTGGATGCTCATGCACCATACGCCAAAGCCAACACGGGATGGCAGTGGTTACCAAGGGCACGACAAGGCTTACAGCGGGTTTGGATCGAGTGAATTAACGAATTGGGCGCGGGCCGTGTTAATGCTGTCGCCTTGTGGCCAGGATGAGCAAGGAACGTACACCTACAAACTAGAGGTGACCAAACGCGGAAAGCGATCTGGGCTACGTTCTGGCCTTACTGCGAGCGATTTAATTGCCAGCAAGACACAGCCTGTAGTTCACCTTAAGCATGCCGATAAGGGCATGGCGTGGTTTGAGGCAGAAGCACCCGAAAAGAAGAAGCCGGGGCCAAAGGCTCCTACTGTTGATTGGCGGAGGTGCGGGATTATGCCGTGTTCATGGGCTGATTTAGTTAGGTGGGTAAAGGATCATACTGGAAAATCAACTCAAACTGCCGAGCGGTATGTATCTGACGGTAAGGCTGATGACTTTATATGCGAAGTTGACGGAAAGTATCAAATCAAGGGGGGTTCAAATGATCAGCCTTTCTAACCCTCAAATTAACTTGAGTGCCACTCAAATTAACTTGATACCACCACCTTCAAGATCCCCCCTCTTAAGGGGGATCTTGAGGGTGAGGGTTGAGGGTGATTTGGATCTTGAGGGTTGCGTATGATAGATCAGGAAATAATCGAGAAGATGCCGGGCTATGACACTCACCCGGCGACCAGGATCGATAGCTTGCGGGATTTGGTTTGTGAGGCTTACGCCACAATAACTGTCAGCACTTGCGGGGTTACCAATAGCGTCAGAGTTATTGAATACCTAATGGCTAAGGCTCCTGAGCATCCAGCCATGCAAAACATGACAGATACGCTGGATCATAGCGTTTTGGCGATTGTGCTTAATAGATCCACAGAATCGATGACTAGCGTTGCTAAACGTTTTAAAATTACCAAGCAGGCAATCAGCAAGAAAGCGTTGAACATGGCCGACAGGTTGGGAATCAGGTTCAGAGCTGGGAAAAGCGAGTCAGCTAGAAAATCTTACGAACAGCGGGCAAGGCGGATTCACGCAAAGCGTCGACGTGAAACAGCTAAATACAACATCGGCGCACTTATGAAAGGCATCAAATGCAAACACTTAAACAAATAGTTAAAGAACTAAACAAACAACGCGAAGAAACGCTGACGGCAGTTGGCGAAGTCATTAGCCTAGCAGCCAAGGCCGGAGCAGTTATTGCTCAGGCTAGGGGCAAAGGCGATGACGTAGGTAAGCTGCTTGAGTCAGCCGGACTTACAGATGAACAAGGCAAGCGGTTAGAACGTGTTGCCGCACATCAGCACAAGCTGGCAAGCGGTGAGCCAGGAGTGGTCAGGCAGATTATGCTGTGGACTGAGATGCTGCCTGATCCTATTGCAACCAGCACACCAACTGAACCTAAGCCATTCCTGTGGCCAGTGATTAAAGTTAGTCAGTGGTTATCTAACAAGGGCATGAGATACGTGAAGCAAGACGAGTCGCTGCGGGAGCAGTTTCTTGCAGAGGCACAGCCTATTGTGCGGGCCTATAAGGAGCTTGGCGGACATGCATAAGGAATCTTTTAAGCGGCGGCAAATCGCGGTGGCGACGACTCGCGTTGATTTCTTGAGTGTAGCCTCACGGTCTTAACGTATCATGGGCAGGGAACCTAACCACCGGGTGCGTGCGGCCATGAAGGCCAGCGGCAAATCCCGTGCCCAGACCTACCGCGATCTGGCGGCCGGATCCGGGCCACAGGCCAAGCCGTTGGTTAAGGCCAAGGGAGGCGGCCTAGACGTCGAGATCCAGAGGCTTGAGGATCTGGCGGCCAGCCTGGGTGAGTCGGCAAAAGACGACACGCGGGCGGATCGCTCCGAGCTGATCAGTAATTACACAAAGCTGGTCGAGGCGTTACGCAGAATGAAAGGCGACCGGCCAGATATCGATCAGGCAGAGGGCACGATGGTGCCGGTGGACGAAGCCGACAAAGTGCTGGCCGCAAGGGATAATGCACTTGTCCCGCTACTCAAAGGAATGGCAAAGCGGTTGGCTCCGATTTGTGCCAATCGCCCAGCGGTTGAAGTTGAGGCAGAGGTGGAAAACGAAGTTGGGCAGATTATGCGCCAGGTTGAGGCAGCTCTGTGATTAAAGCTCAAGAGGAGCTACGCCGACGAGCACGGATCCGATGGCACTACGAAAAGCCGCCAGGGGTGATCGAGTGGGCGGAGCGAAATATCCAACTCGATAGCAGGCTGACGGCACGGCCGGGTTTATATAACACTACGTGGACGCCTTACGTGCGGGGCGTACTGGAAGCACTTGCGGATCCTGGCGTCCATACCGTGACGCTTTGCTGGGGATCTCAGACAGGCAAGACGCTGACGCTTGCTATCTGGCTGGCGTACAGAATCGCCAACGATCCGGCCCCAGCTTTGCTAGTCATGCCGAACGCGGATCTGGCTAGGTCTTACAGCGAGACGCGACTGACTCCGATCTTTGAAAAGTGCAAGCCGGTGAAACGCCTATTTCCGCAGGACATGGACGACTTCAAGATTTTGGAAATGCAATTTGCCACGATGACGCTTTCCCTGGTTGGATCGAATAGCCCGGCGAACTTGAGTTCCCGCCCGATCTGCATCGCCGTTCTGGATGAGCTGGACTCTTTTGCAGCTCCATCCGAAAAAGATGCGGCCGCATACTCCCTGGCGTTGGAACGGACAAAGGCGTTCCCACAACGTAAGCACGTACTGACGTCTACCCCAACGCTGAACACCGGCGACATCTGGATCAACTATCAGGCTGGGACGCAGGAAACTTTTCACGTGCCTTGCCATGCTTGCGGAGAGTTTCAGGCAATGGAATTCGGGCAGATTCGATGGGATCAAACGGCGCGATCGGAGGATGGCAAATGGGACATGCGAAAGGTAACGGAGACGGCCGCTTACTACTGCACCAAGTGCGACGCACCGTGGACTGAGCGCAATCGCCGCCAGTCGATCGAGCAGGGCAAATGGGTGGCAACAAACGCAAACTCGGAGGCCGGGCGTCGATCGTTCCGCTTGCCAAGCTGGTACTCGCCGACAATCACGTTCGCTGATTGCGCCAAGAAGTTCCTGACGGAAAAACATTATCTGCACGGGTTGCAAGGGTGGGTCAACGGATGGAGCGCGATGCCGTGGGAAGACCAATTTGATGATAACGAGCTGAACAGCATTCCGCCCGGTGCGTTTGCAAAAAAGCAAGAGTGGGAAACGGATCACATTAAACTAGCGGCGATCGATCGTCAGATAGACGGATACTGGTTTGTGGTGCGTGCGTTTGCTAGGGACGGATCGAGTCGACTAATTGAGGAAGGACACAGGCGAACGATCGAGGACGTGGCGCAAAGCCTACAAGATTTAGGAGTAAAGCCGCGCCATGCCTGTATTGACTCAGGTTACGAAACTCAAGACACGTATCGCATCGCCGCCCGCTACGGTTGGATGGCAATTAAGGGCGAGGAGCGGCCGCATTATCTGATCGAAATAAACGGCACACGCATTAAGAGCGTGCACAGCTCTGAGCAAAATACCGACGCAGGCTGCCGTTTGCTCCTTCTCAGCTCCCCGGCTTGCCAGGATTTGCTGGCTTGGTTGAGACGAGGGCAGGGGCCGCTGTGGGAAGTGGCACACGACGTTAGCCCGGACTACCGAGAGCACATGGCGAGCCACAGAAAAGCCCATCGGATTAACCGCAAAACGGGCAAAGACGTGTATGAGTGGATTCGGATCAAGTCACGGCAAGACCACTTGTATGACTGTGAAACTTATCTGGCTGGCCTTGCCGTCTACGGAAAGGTGATTGCCGCAGAGGCAACACTTACGCAGGCATGATTGACACGATTTTTGCGGTGTGGAGCGAGGGCTTATTTTTTCCTTTTGGATTCAGGCTGCAAAAGATCCTGTCGCTTTGCGCCTTGCCTTGGAGGCATTGGCCGCAAGTCAGTTTGAATCATACAACAATAACGGGCGTTATATGGTGAGCGCATCGGTGGCTGGGAAATCGTTCAGCTATCAATTTCAAAAAGACATGGATCCTGCAACTCTAGCCCGGTTGGCTTACGAAGCTTGGCGCAGAGTAAAGGGATTTACAACGAGCGCTCAGGTTGAAACATTTTTAAGCACAAACACGGGTCAAGTGAGTTACCCAAACTACGGCGTCCAGCAAGTCGTCTACCCATAATATGCCTCTAGGAAATTGGTTTGGTCGTTTGATTCGGGCGGGCGCCCAGGACTACACAAAGCGCCGCTACATTTACACGCCGCCACAAGACAGCCGGATCGACGTAACAACCGCAAGCCGGACACAGGTGCTGGGCCTTGCCCGTTACATGTATTACAACAATCCAGTGGTACGCGGGGCGATTGATTGCATGACTCGCAATTCGATCGGCCCTGGCATCAAATGCCAAAGTCGAACAAAGGACGAGGGATGGAACAATGCAACAGAGGAGTGGTTTCACAACTGGTCGCTGGCTTGCGACGTTCGCGGTCTTTTGGATTTCAACACGCTTCAACAGGTGGCCACACGCACCATGCTACGCGATAACGAACTCTTTATTTTATTAACCGATAATGGTGATGGGTGGCCAATGTTGCAGCTCATTGAGGCACACCGCTGCTCAACTCCTGCATATATTAACGATCCAAAAGTGATCGACGGCGTGCGGGTCAATGGCAACGGACGCCCGCTTTCCTATT